TCTGGCCCATCAGAAGTATACTGCACTAGCCAGTTGAATACAGCCGACCAGTCTTCCTTATCAGTGAAGTGCAATATACTTCTGGTGGACCAGGCGGGAATCGAACCCGCGTCCGCAGCACGTTTCTGCTTGCTTCATACAACCATAAAAATATATATTAACTATTGTCTTTTAGATATGCATCCAAAGTTTTCTTAAATTTGCCAGCATGACTACGTTCTGCCTTTGCTAATGTCTCAAACCAATCAGCAATTTCATCGAATCCTTCATCTCTAGCAGTTTTTGCCATTCCAGGATACATATCTGTATACTCGTGAGTCTCACCTTCAATTGCTGATTCTAATGCTTGTTGTACAGTATTGAATGCATGCCCTGTTGCCGGATCACCTGCTTCCTTCAAATAATCCATATGACCGTGAGCATGTCCTGTTTCACCTTCAGCAGTATTACGAAATACTGATGCTACTTCTGGGGCACCTTCAACATCTGCCATATTTGCGAAATACAAATATCGACGATTTGCCATTGATTCACCTGCAAATGCATCTTTTAGATTTTGTTCGGTTTTAGTGCCTTTAACTTTCATATCATCTCCTTAATAAAAATATATTATAAAATAAAAAGATCAGTATTGCTATACTAAAGTTGATCTTTCGTATTCATCTCTCATTTTTAATAATTTTCCAGCATAATCATCACGCTTCTTAGTAAATATCTGGGGATAATCATTTTCTACTGCAATCATAATAGTTATTCTTGGCACAGGTATTTTGTATCTTTCTTCAAACATTATTGCATACGCTGCTGCTTGAACAAAGTATCCTTCAATCCAATCTTCTCTTTTAGGTTTAGAAGATGTCTTAAAGTCTATAACATTCATTTTACCTTTATACTCAGCTATACAATCTACAGTACCAGCTAATCTTAAAAAATCAGAATACAAATATTTTTCTTGTAAATGAATATTATCTATGTGATTCAGATAAGGAAGAAGAGTTTTGAATAATTCTAAATGAATGGGATTTTGTATTTCCATATCTTCGTTGGCCAAATACTTCTCAACAATAGTGTGTATTCTAGTACCTCTATGAGAAGCTGCTTTAGATATTTTATTTGCCTCTTCAGCACCAACCTTTTTACGCCATTGATTTATTACTTCTCTATTGAAATAACTTAGCATGGTGGTGATAGAGGGATATTTCATTCCCTCTGGAGTCAAATAATATCTTTTGCCATCATCTAATGTAACACGTTCTAATTTTAGATCAGGCACCTTAACATGATTAAATAACATTTATTCTTGTAACACTTCTAACGCATGATTGTAATGTTTAATACGATCTTCCAATCCTATGAAACCACCATTTATTTTCTTTGTCATTGTTCTAATGTCTTGAGCATCAGCTTGTTCATTTAATTTATTAGCATGCCAGAACCAACAAGCAGAATGGAGAGCATAGTAAGGTTGTGTCAAAACATCTGGCATTCTGATTAAAGTATCATCCTCAAATAAAAATTGAGAGCATCTTGAATAATTAGATTTACCAGTAAGTTGAATCAATCCTCTACCTCTAAATTTATAGCCTTCGCCGCTTGCCTCATCACCGTTACCCATTCTACTGGAATAAACTCTGTTAGCTATCTTTTCAGGTTGACGATGATATGCTTGTGCCATCTCGGCAGATGGAAAATACTTTGGAAATATTTTTCTCAAGCCATCTGCAGAATAGTTTAAATTTTCGGACAAGGCAGTAAAACCAGCAGATTCATGTGAGCATTGTGCTATAAAAGCTGCAACCCTTGCTACATCACTTATATGATATTGAGGAAGTGCATCACACACTGCTTCATACCATTCACCTATGTTTTTTACCCGAGGTATTAATTTTTGTAGTTTATATTCTGTAAAATCAAAGTCAAAACTAGACATTGCGTTTTCCTCTTTGCATGTTTATAAACCAGTTGGCTTGTGCCTTATCATGCGGAGTAGCATCAGGATCATTTTTCAATGCCATCGCCTTTGCTATAGTTACTGGACCTTTTATTTTTCTTTTTAATGTGCCCGGCGCACCTTTTGGTGAAGATCTTGTAGTACCTTCTTGCATACTATCAAATTGCTTGAAGGTTTTCATATTTTTCTTTATAATCTTTTATAGCTGCTTTGATGGCGTCTTCCGCCAGGATTGAACAATGGATCTTGACAGGAGGAAGTGCCAACTCTTGAGCGATCTGTGTGTTTTTAATCGTACCCGCTTCTTCAAGAGATTTACCCTTGACCCATTCCGTAACAAGCGAACTACTTGCAATTGCTGAACCACATCCATATGTTTTGAATTTAGCATCCGTAATAATACCATCTTCGTTTACCTGTATCTGTAGTTTCATCACATCACCGCAAGCGGGTGCCCCAACCATACCTGTGCCAACTCTTTTGATTTCCTTCGCAAAAGAGCCAACATTACGAGGATTTTCGTAATGATCTAAAACTTGAATAGAATAAGACATTTATAATCCAAAATTAGATTTAGTTGCGTTGTAATTTTGAAGTACCTCACTTGCCGTCAATTCTAAATTATAACATAACACCTGAGAAATTCTTCCGTTCAATAAATTGCCACCGCCAAATGTAGCAACGTTTATTGAACCATCACCTCCCCTTGCAGATTTATTAGCAGTGTAGGTATTGTCTAATACACCATTTATGTATAATTTCATACCATTAGTTGTACTAAAAGAAAGTGCAGCATTATACCATGTACTTAAACTAAAAGTTGTTACTGAAGGAAAAACTGTATAAATCGGCCAGTTTGCATGCCCACAGTACATGGTACTAGAACTATTAAAAAATATAAAATGTCCTCCTGTACTACTACTTACCAAATTATTATCAACATAACTATTTAAATAAAACCAAACAGATTTTGTATAAACTGTACTAGGTAAAATGTTTGTAGCAGATCCTGTGCCATATTGTGTACTACCATTAAATGTAAAATAGGAAGGTGTGCCTGAAGTAAAAACAGGAGATCCTACTAATGTAATATTATCTGCTGTGCCTGCTATATCTGTCCAAGTAGATCCTGATCCATTATAGCTTGTAGAATTACCAGCATCAATATGTAATGTTAATCCATTAGTGACAATACCGCCTGATTCGGAGATTGTAGCACCTTTTATAGTAACACCTTTTAGAATCATACTGAAAAACTTGAGCCGCATCCACAAGTAGTAGATGCGTTGGGATTTCTAATTACAAACTGAGCTGAACCAATTTCCTTTTTGTAGTCTATTTCCGCACCTTCAAGATAGCTCATAGATAAAGCATCTACTAACACTTTGGTACCTTCTTTTTCCAAAACGAAATCATCATCTTGTTGATTATCAAAAGTAAATCCATAACTGAAACCTGAGCAACCACCACCCTGAACAAATACTCGTAAAGGAGAATTATCATTCTCTTCAATTTGTACTTGTTTAATCTGATTAAATGCTTTATCTGTGACTACTAACATTCTTCCTCCAGGTAAAAGAGTCGGTTTCCCGACTCTTTTATTTATACCTAATTTCCTCCGTATCTAGTTTCATATTCTAATCTTGCTAGAATATATTCTTTAACTAAGGCTGATCTTACAATATCTTCTACTCCAAATTCTATAGTCTTAAATGAGGGCATCATATCTGCTATAACCATAAATTTTTTCAGACCCGACATATCCGTTTTTCTATATAGGTCTGTTTGTCTAAAATCACCGCAGAATATAATTTTAGATCTATCTCCTACTCTTGTTATTATTGAATTTAGCTCCATGTCTGTCATGTTTTGACATTCATCAACTATAATAATACTATTTTCTAATGTAATACCTCTAACGAAAGATGTGACCAAAAATTGTATTGCTCCCTGCTCTACTAATCTTTGATATGCATCATATCTATTGAATAAATCTTGACAGATGCCTACATAAGGTTCTGTATAAACTTCTGTCTTTTCCTTTTCGTCCCCAGGCAAGTGTCCAATGTCTCTGCTTGGAACCGCTGATCTAACTATAACTACCTTTTCATAAGGATTAGATTTATCAAGTACCTCCTCTAGTGCGTGATATAAAGCGATGAAAGTTTTACCTGTTCCTGCCACTCCGTGCAACAACATAATACTTGAATTTTGATAATGCTCAAATACTCTCCTTTGGTTCTCTGTCAATGGCTCAATAACATTCATATCATCCAATCTTACTTTTAACTTATTATGAATAGTAAGATGAGGTTGAACAGAATGCAATTGTGTATTATTTTTTTGTTTTGCCATGAATGCCCTCTTAAAGTAAGTGAGGGCAATAACCTCTCAGCTATTACCCTCCAGGAGAAAGTTGAAGATAAGTTTTCATCGTCTTGATAATTTGTCCGCCAAGTTGCTTTTGTAATTATTTTGAGCAATCTTAGACAAGACTTCTCTAAACCCACCATCTATGGTTCTGACCCCAAGACGAACCGGATCAATCAACGCATTACCGCCTCGATGATGTGTTTCATAATTTTTAGATTTGCAGTTAGGGCACTCTTGTTCTTCTCTATCTTTCATAGAACAGAACACATCAAATATATGATCACAATCTGAACATTTAAAACTATAGCTAGGCATTTGTCCACCAGTTAGGGATTTCCCTATGTTTCCATGATGCCAAGTGTTGTTTGGCACCGACGTAATAATTTATATATGATCTGATGCTATCTCCAGGAACTTTGTATTGATCTGGCATAGCAGGTGTAGGAGATGTAAATTTTCCTACAGGAATATTGTAGGGAGTCTTGGCAAAATGTGGTTGCATTCTAATTGCAGAATGAGTCTTTAAATATCTGTATGTATATTCTTTGAGTAAATAAGTCCACAGGACATAGAGATATTTGTAATTAGCATTAGACGATCTAACCCACAATCCAGAAGGATGTTTGATATGACTAGCTTTCCAAAGAATGTTTTCTCTATCGTCGGGTAATAACCATCGTTTTATATTTCTATTATTTTTAGTTTTATCGTAGTATTCTGTGCCATCCAACACTCTATGAGCAGTAGACATCAATTGCCCATACTCCAGAATCATTTTTACTACATGTTTATCATTATGCATTTGTGCACAAATCTCAGGGTCATCATCTAAATAAAATATATTCAATTTATCCTCTCATTTCAACTGGCTCTACAGCCTTAAGAATATTTCCTATAATTCTTTTGTAAACGCCTGAAATTATTTCTGATTCTTTAGCTTTCATTAAGGCGTTGATCACCATGATGGGATCATGGTTTGTTAAATTTTTTTCTGTTATTTTGTAGTTTAGATCACTATACATATTCATTGCTGAAACAGTAACGAATATTTCTTCATCCGTATACAACGGTATCTTATAACCTATTACCTTTTCTTTAATTGGAAATTGTATAACCTTAGCTGTCATCGAGAGCTCCTCACTCTCGATTATTTATTAGAAATACAATTTTTTGACGTACTCGTCTAATTTAGATTCTAAAATATTTTTATCAGTACCTAAAAATTCAGTACAAAAATCTTTTATGTTTTCTCGTAATCGTTCACCATCGTATATTGCATTATGAATTGATAAATACCCGGAACACTGTGCCTGTGCATATGCTTCAGGTCCGAATCCAAAAGTGCTATACAGAACATGTCTGTAGGAGCCCTTGTTCTTAATCTCCCCTTCAAAAATCCGTCGGCTCACAGCACAAAAAACTTTTAGCTGTTCTTCCTTAGATAAAGAATTCCAGTAAGATTCGCTTTCTTTTTCTATTTCATTCATAGTTTCACGAAATATTTTTCCAAGTTCTTCTAGTGATTCTGAAAAATCTTCTCTGCTATCATAAACTTTAACTTTATAACCATAACCTTCAGTAACAAGATCAAATTTAAGATTATCTTTAGGTAGTTGCCCTAATTCAATAAGTTGATCTATATGCATCTGTGCATATAGATGAGGATCTTCAACATCTGATAAATTAAAAGTTTTCAACAATTTCATTGCGAGTCTTCTTTAGACGAGGGGAACTTATAGCTAGCATACCTTATTAGAACAATACTTAATGCTAAAATTAATACCGTAACCCCAAGTGATAATATTTCCATCATATGTTCTTCACCGTCAGCAACTAAGTCAACAAGATGTCTGGTTAAAGCAGTGATACCAATATAGATTAAAAATCTAACAGGCATGTGATTGGTCTTAAAGTAAATACCAACCATTGCACCTATTTCAAGATATATGAATAACAAAAGAATGTCTTGTATTGTAGCATAATCTTGATAAAACATAAAGATAGTTGCATACAATGCTGACCATACTGTCAATGCGCCAATAACAAATAAAGCGATGTAATGAAAAGTTTGAACTAATACATTACCTACTCTTTTCGTCTTATCTAATTGAGATTCCATTATTTGCTTAAATGTTTCTTAAATATTTGAGTACTATCTTTAGGTACTACACTGAGCCTTGCCATAAAATGTGTTTCGCCTGATACCGGATCTATTCTTTTTGCAAATTCAATAAAACTATTATTTGATTCTAACAAATGCCTAGCAAGTTTTGTAGCTAAATTTTGTTTAATATTACTTTCTAAATCTGCTGGCGACATATTGTATAAAGACATATCAGACATAGTATATTTACAAGTTACCATTGTACCTTTGATTGAGATAACTTGTAAATCATAATCCTCTATTTCGTATTCATCAGATGCATATCCTTTTAGTAAACTCATAACATCTCCTAAATAAAACCAATTTTAGCTTTGGGTTTTGCTTTATGTGTTTGTTTATGAAAAACATCAGCAATGCTATAAGTGTCACTATCAGTGAGTAAATCTGCATCTATAACTTTTGCTAATTTCTTTGCCTGTTCTTTGCTTAGGTAATCAAAAGATAAAACATCAAAGCAGCGTCCAGGACGAACTAGTGCAGGATCGATATCTTTAACCGATGGTAAATTAGTACTAAAGATAAGCTTTTTGTTCTTTGTAGTAATCAAGCCATCACCGACGTTAAGAAACTTGTGCATAACAGTATTGCCTTCATTTCTACTACCCAAGAAATTATCTGCATCTTCTAACACCATAATGTTATTACTACTTTCAATAAAGCGAGCAAATACATAATCTTTTTCTAATAGCTCAGGATCATAGGTAACAATAGCACTTGTCTTAGTATGCTGCAGAAGACCTCGGATAAATGTAGTTTTACCTGTACCTGGCGGACCAATCAATACGAGTACACTCGCAGATGAATGCATGTAACGATCATAGTAATCATTTAATTTTTCACTCCCGAGAAAAGGATACATTTCTGATACAGGAGTCTTATCGGTAGTCAATGGAACAGTTACGTTAGATCCATCTGAAGAATACATCCATTCAATAAAGGCTTCAGCGATATCGAAGGTATCTTTTAGTGTCTGTTCAAAATTCTTAATGAAGTTATTTTCACCAATTAGTTTTACTGAGATATAGGTGCTGCTAATATTAAATTTAATAATAGCTTCATTAAAAAAGATGGCACCATGTTCTTCGCCTGATTGAAAAATACGAGTACGAGATGCAGTATTATTAGCTACAAAGTTTTTCCAATCTTCCATAGAACAAAGAAGATGCAAAGATTTGAATTGTGTATCTATACCTGCATAAGCCTTTTCAAGCAAAAATTCTGATACAATTACATCCTCTGCATCAGTTGCTGCCAAAAACACTTGTCTATTGTCCATATTATAACTATCCCACGTATAACTATTCAAACCTATTTTTTTGTCTTTTCTTAATCTAGATCTAGATGATCTTCCTAGATGTCTACCTTTAAAGGTAGAATCACCCAATGATTGAAACAAAAAATCTATTGATCTAGACATAATTAAATTGCTGGGTCAGCATCCTCATGTTCATTTAAATTTTTTGAAGCTTCCCATGCTTCATTGAATTTTTCTCTTGTTTTCCTAATACCTTCATCTACTAATTCAAGCGCTAATCCTAAAGCATTCTTTGAATCTTCTTCACTTAAAACATGATACTCCATAGCACCTTCTACTGCTTTCAAAAGAGACACTGCTCGTTCTGCTTGAATTAATTCTGATTCTAAATTACTTAGTGAACTAAACATTTTCATTTGATATTCCTACTGTTATCTGCTTGGTTTTTATCTTCTCGTAATTCAATAAACGTCGGCAAAAATAAACTCTCAACATTACCTGCTTTGTCCTGAATACGAGCATTATATTTTACTGTGGCTACTTTTCCTACAACATAGTCAACCTTAAATTCTGTACGTTGCTCATCACTATAACCAGAACCAACATTAACTCGAATAGCTCCATCTGCTGATTCACATATCAAAGCACCAAGGCGACCTTTATTTCTTCCAGTGCCTTCTTCCCAACCAACAATCATCAGATCACATTCAAGTTCCGCTTTAAATTTTACCTGATCCTTACTACGCTTATCTTCCCAGATACCTTTCATTGATTTAAGAATGATGCCTTCTTGTCCTTCATCCAAATACTTATTAAATAATTTATTAGCAGTATATTGATTTTCCACAACCTCAGTTGGTACAATATCAATTAGATGCCCCAATGCTTTTACTTTTTTGAATTTATTTACATTACTAACTAAATTGCTTAATCTAGTATTATACGGTACTGTATATTTACCCCTTACAAAGACATCATAGGGAATCACATCCCATAATGTAGCACGAACCATTGCACCTTCTTTCGCTGATTGTGTACCTTTAATTGCCTTAGTTAGAATACCGTTACCGGTTTTCCTATCAAGCGGTTTACCACTTGAATCAACAACAAGAAGTTCACCATCAAACACACAATCAATGCCATAAACAGCGGCCAACCCAACGAACGCTTCAGAAAATAAATCTGACGCAATATCCAGTTGTCTTCCATTACGACTCCTAAATTCTACTTTGCCGTTACGGACGATAGCGTTGAAGCGCATGCCATCCAATTTGAGTTGGACATAGGACGGGAATCCGATTTTGTCAACGAGTTTCTGGTCGAATCCAGAAGCCAACATGACGGGATACGTCTTAATGAGTCCCGGCCAAATCTTGTTGATTGTGGGTTCGCCGACTCCGCAACGAAGGTCTTGTTTAATGATCCTCTCAATAACGCTGGCATCTTGTGCATCAAGTGACTCCAAAATAAATTTCAAATGGTCAATTGCAGCATTACCAGTTTTGTTACGAGTGGCAAATTGCTGCTCAAGTTCTTGCATAGCCCAACCTAATGCTGCTTTAGATTTGCTAACAGTATAGTTTGGGATTTTGCGAATATAATAACTAATCATAGGATCATATGCTAGTCGAAATGTCTCTTTTAACATATCGTTACTAGCATGTTGCCGAAGAATAGCTTCCTTGGCTAAACGAGAATTATCTGCAGCAAGAGCTTCAAGAATTTCAAATACAGTCATCATATTACCTATCAAGAATAAAATACGTTAGCTTGGCGGTCATTCTTAAGTTTACGCTTGTACGCAGTCTTGTCCTCAACAACACGAGGACGATACTTCGGCGTACGAAGATCTTTAGCTACAGGGTTACGTCTTTTTTCGGTTTTCATCATCTTCTCCACTATTTCATTATTATATAGTAAAAAGATATCCGTGTCAACCGAAGGGTTATTCATATTTTGCTTAAAAGTTAAGCATGAAATGGCTGTATTTCCTTATTAATTCCAAAAGATATAGATTTGTAATCGTGTGGCTTCGCCTCTATTTGCCTTTTTACTACTTCTAATTTGTCAAGACTATCGTATACACCGATTAGTTCATTTTTTCGGCACCTACCAATAGTATCATGCCACTTAGCTTCAAGAATATATACTGTTTTCATTATGGGTTATGCATTGTATTTTGACTACCTGAGTATACTGTTCCAAAGGCACCAACTTGGTTAGTATTTAAACTAGTTAGATTTGCAGTTGTTAAATTAGTAATAGATAAAGGAATTTGCAATCCAGAAGTTGTGCCAATTATTGTGCCAAGACTGGCAGACCATTTCCCATCTAAAATATCTCTAGTGCAGCTTTTAATAATCTCATCGTCATAACCAGCTGCTCTTAAAAAACCAAAAAATTTGTTTATTGTTTCTGAAATACTAGTTTCCCTTAGAGATAACATTACTCTATCATCACCATGTACTGATTCAAAGGTAAATTTTCTCATGCCACTTTACTCATAGTTGTAGTATTAGTAATGGTCTGATATAATGTTTCAAACTCTTCGTGCTCCTCAACCTCACTGTTAAAGTTTTGCTTATGATAAGTTTTAGCCATACGACGAAATGTCTTCTTACTAAGATTTTGCTCATCACAAATACTCTTAATTGCCTCTCTAATAAAATCTCGTTCAGCATCAATGCGAGTCATAGACCCACTAATTTCTTTCATACAATCTAAAATTGCTTTACGATCTGCTGGACTACTAGGTACAGCCATAATATTATCTCCTCATGGATGCGAAGTCTTTCGCTTGGGTTTCACTAAAAACAGGTTGCAGACAAGACTTGTGCACGATAGAAACACCGAGTACCTTGTCGCCAGTATAAACAGGATTTTCTTTCTTAGCAGCCATACCTTGACCTGAATCATGGCTAGGAATAAAACGAGTCTCACGACCAGGAGGAGGACCTAGTTTAGGCATAGGTCTAGTTAGTGACCTGGTCATAAGTACCTTCTTGGTCTTGTCAATATCAATCATTTTCTTTTCCCATTCTGCTTTCAATTCAAGGTCACGTTTTTTAGCCTCAGCGGAAGCATACTTTACTTTACGTTTTTTGCTGCCGATATTGTTTAACCATGGACCAACTAAGGACATAGATCACCTCACTTAATATATCAACATTATATAGTAATTAGTTACGCTTGTCAAATGCTCTGTATTTCCAAAAGTCCACAGTTCTTGAATCATAAACTGGATCTTTTGGCATACTGGGGTCTACAGACCACTGTTCTACAGGTTCGGGTTCGTCCCTCTTGGGTTTAAAGAAGATATTCTTTATTCTTTCAAAGGGACTTTGGCTTTTTTTGGCTTCTTTTCTTCCTTCACCTTTGGCGGAAGAAAATTAGGAAATGCTTCATCTACTAATTCATGTGATACAGTCTTGTATTTTGTTTCGATCTTTTTATCTTTAGCAAGACAGACTAGCTCTGATTCTTTCCAATGCATACCTTCAAGCATTTGAATGAATAAAGATTCTTTTCTAAACTTGTTTATATTCTTAGTTGGGTCTAGCCAAATATAGAAACGTCTATGTTCAACATACAAATTAGATTCTGAATAACCCTCGGGGACATTTGTGTCCTTCTTGAAAGGGGGTTCACCTGGAGGCAAATCCATTTTCATTGCTGGGTTAAAATTAAGTTGCAGAATACCCCTTAGTACAGGACTATCATAAGATCGCAGAACTCTGATCTTACCCTCCTTACTAGGTTGTTTTTCCACTTCCTCCAATATTTGTGGGACAGATGTCTTCATTAAAAATCCTCAATAACTTCTAGCATGTTCTTCATTTTATTTTCAATAAAATAATTAAGAAGTTTGCTACGATCTTTGTTAGGTTGTGTTACAAAGTTATTTATTACTGATTCTCTGACCTGTGTAGGAATCTGTGTAAAGTCTACAAGCATCTTGTTACGTCTAAATCGAGTAACAAACTCATCATCGTTAGGCATACGAGTAGGATCAGACAACCATTCTTCTAATTTCTTCGTTGAGATTGCTTTTTGTCTTTCACCGTTGACGAGGCAGTCATCAGGCGAGAGTACATTAGGGATTCCGTCTCCCTTGTCGCCGCGGATAGTATGTTCCAATACATATCTCTCCGGCGTTGTGTCAACATTGACATGTTTTTTCTGAATCGGCGAGAATTGTTTGACATTTTTGAACCTCTGCAACTGTATAAAGTCGTGATCACCAGATACAATCATAAAGGGTTTCGGATCACCTTCGGCAAAAGGTGACGAATTCATCAAATCATTTGCCTGAGACCATTCTGCCAAAATAGCAATGACGTCATCTGCCTCAGAACCGTCAACATTGATCACTTTATATGGAAAATATTTGTCAAGTTCGTCTCGAATCATGCTTAGTGTCTCGAAAATCGTCTTCCAGTCGAAACCTGACTCCTCTCTTGCCTTTTTTCTCCCTGCCTTGTACAAAGGAAACACATCTCGGCGCCAATAATTGCGAGAATCGCATGCAATTACCAAATCGCCGTATGTTTTTCCAAATTTTTGCTTGTAACCTCGTAAAGAATTGATAATCATGTGGCGCAGAAGCCCAACATTGATCTCTATGTCGGTTCGACCGCCAATTTCTGCCATAAAATTTGAAATTGCGGTCTGGTTATAGTCTACAACAATCATTTTACTGCCTTTAGAATGATAACTTCAGTATTTAGACGCCCGTTCACGTCTTGTTTCTTCGTTTTGATGCCTTCCATAAACTTTCTTAGCTGCACTTTACCAGCAGACATCAAATCTTGAAGCTGTTCGAGAGGTTTTCTCAAAGTTTTCTGTTCAGACATCTCAGGATCATAGTTCTGCAATGAAGAACCTTTAACTTGAATGCCTTGAGATGAGTCTGTACGATATAACATTAGCTTTTTTGACTTAGTATTGTATAACCATACCGACTGTGCACCAACAATCTCAACAGGATTGAGAGAAGCCAATCCAAGTTCGTCATCTTTTGCCTTAAATTTAAGATTTTTAGTCTGTTGGACAGGAGATTTTTGTCTAATAGTGCGAGGTTTACGATTTGCCTTCTTAAACGCGCCGTATTTGTCACAATCTTCAATCATTGAAACAAAAAATTTGGCAACATTCTTTTTACTTGTCTTTGTATAGTGAGAGTATGCTTCGTTGATCTGTTGATCTTTGCCCTCTACTACCTCGATCCATTCACGTAGCCGGCGTTTTGCCCACTCTTGAATTCGAGTAACATATGCTTGAGGTATTTCTTTAGCTTTAAGATCAGAATCCAGCGAAAACTCTGTACCATGGGTAATGTATTCGTCATAGTGACCCTCCAAGGTGCCAATATACTCAGACACCTTTTCATTCATAGCATTCTGTATGGATGGTCTGTTAGAAACTATAACGGTTTTTTGTACTACAGGAGCAGCAACAGACTTTAGAATAGTAAAAATGTAGTTGTTGAAGTTTTCAATATGGTAATCGCTTAGCTTAGCGCCTCGAGAAATGATTCTAGCAATCCAACCATATGTAGGACGAATCTCTTTGTCACTCACCTTGTCAAAATCTTTAAGATCAGCTGCTCTGTTTTTTCTAATGTACTCTCTTAGGAACTTACGAGCTTCGTTTTTATTACCATCAATCGAATACCAATTCATTGCATTGATGAACTTAACAGAATATCCTTCGACACCAGCAACAATCTCTGTCGCGACAGGCTCAACACCCACTACTACATTCTTGGGATTCGCAACTCGTTCAGCTCTTGCCATTATCACTCCAATGAAAATTTAATTTCTTTGATTGAATCAAATCTAACAGAACGCCATTCGTTAATTTCTACATCTGTTACAGCAATCGATTCGCCGTTACCTGTTTTGCCGGTACCAGATGTCGAAGCAACCAAGCCTTCTTTTAAGGTTGCTCGCATATTTCTAATAGTACCATCTTTTTTGACGAAAGTCAAGTCCACAATACCATCACGTAGCAGACCACCTAACCATGTTTTAAAAAGATTTCGCTCCTCGTCAGTAAAACTGGCATAGGCTAACGAATCCAAAAGACCGTTTTTATCAATGTTTATCATAATATAGAATTAAAGTTATTGGGTTGTTATTTGAGGAACCGATTGTTGAACAGGTTGATTACATGCTACAACCACATTCTCGTAACGATTCATATAGGGGTTAAAAATATTAACTAGGCAATTGCCTGGTTGCGGAGCAATAACTTGAGGTTGAATAACCTGTGGTTGTTGAATAATAACCGGGGTCTGGTTTCTAGCTATCTCATATCCAATTACACCACCTATGATGGTAGGAGCGACCCAACCCCATGTGGGCGCTGATCTGTGCCAATGTCCATGGTGACCATGTCTATGACCACCATAAGCGTCAACTGAGGTTGACACCAAAGCTGTACCTGCTACTAAAGCGGATGCTATTAACTTACGCATTTTCGACTCCTAAGTCTTTACATGCTCTTATTATATATGGAACAGTTATACTTGTCAAGCACCTAGAAAGATTCAATTCTGCTTAAAACTTGAGCATAATCGGCATGAGTTTCGAACACAAACGCCGGATGCATCATACTAGTTTCCTCAGTTTTGTATGGTAAGTTCAGTTCAACTAGAATCTCTAATATTCTAGATCTGCTCCATTGATCTATAGGCCAAATCATTAACCTATAAGGATTGACAGTGACCTGCGGTCTTTCTTTGAATGCCATTTATATATTTATTTTACTGCCAGTTTGGACCCCCGAACCAAACAACAAGGGACTTACGAGTTCCTTTGGTCACAGGTGTAACACGATGTAATAGAAACGAAGGAAAGAAAGCAGGTGTGCCTTGTTCTCTCGGTGCGGTCACGACACCTGAAGAACCCCATACTTCAAGATCCCCTCCCTCGTATTCAGCAGGGTCATTTAGCACCATGGACATAGACATCTTTCGAGTCACGGTCATTTCATTGTACACGCCAATATCCAAATGCCAATTATAGAAACCCTCGTTTTCCTGCTCATATATTGTATATTGAAAGGGTTCATAGAGTCCATTTATGTTAAAACGAAATACTTCATTATTCGCCTTTCGTCCATAAGCAACAATCTTATCGAATAACCATTCAATGTTTTTCTCATAGGTGATCCAACCCGCTTTTGAACGACGAGTCTTGGATATCATATTATTCTTAGTACTGACACCAACCTCATCTATTTGAATAAAGTTCTCCAGCATTTGTATCATATCACACTCGGTATCGGAGAACGCTTTACTAAATTTAACCAGTGTAGTGCCCTCACTGGGATTCGTCAAGGGTTTAAAATCATAAAAAGTTTTATACTTATTCATAGCTATGCATTCTGGGCTTTAATTCTAAATCATAGCTATACCATCCGGTAATTATATACTTTGTTTCTTTTGGTGCAGAAACTCCCCTATGTGTATGTGTCCAATGTGCGGGCCATATTAATGTTAGTCCTTGAATAGGTTTTATTTTCATATTTTGATATAAAAACTCTGTTTCCCCGCCTTCATCTATAGTGTTTAGATATGTCATATATGCCAGAAGACGTTTTCCATGAATTACATCACCATTGTTTTCATAATGAAACATATTATAACTTTTACCAGGTGAATACTTTTGAATATTAAATCCACTATTAGAAAACTTTTGTTGGTTATGTTTAGAATAAGTATATAGAGCAGTATAGCAATCAATACAATCTTTAACTATATTTCTATAGTAGTCCCAAAATGATATGTGAAAGATATCGTTTTTAATATGATGATAGTTTCTCGGCTCACCTTGCAAATCCCATTGATCATCTTTTAAAGATGAGATTTCTCTATAGTAATCTTTTATAGTGGGTAATCCACATTCAATGCCTAAAATAAAATCTTTAGATATTTTAATTTCCATTCAACATTCTCGGTATGATTACTTCAGGTGACATATGGGCATCGTAAAACTCCTTGATGTTACCAACAGTTATTTGTCGTTTGTATATAAAATCTATAATTTCTTGTCCACGCATAAAAGGTGGTACTACAATAAAGGGTTTTTCAAGTTTTGAATCAGTATACTCAATCGGTGGATTATCAAACGTATCCTCTTGAAAATAAACAGGAATACAATTGACGGATAACGATTCAGCAAAACGACCAGGCAACTGTCCTGGTACTCGTATAAGTCTGTTGTGTGTATATTTAAAATGTCTCATGGACATAACACTGGTCATAATAGAGAACTTCGAATGTTCGTACGCATGTAGATAACTCTCAGTACTTCTAAATGGATTGAACTCAACAGCGTCTCTGCCATTAGTAAAGACTAACCAATGTATGTTACGATGCAGCATCATGTCACCGATACGCTGTAATCGTTGTCCCTTCGGTGATCCGATGTAACAAAAGTCAATATTCTTCTCTGCAGTATGACCTCTATACACAACAGGTAAAGATGGTGTATAGTAGCACTTATTTGCTATACTTTCATTGAGACCATTCTCACGTAGTACTTGTATAATGGATTCATTAAAGACAATGATTCGGTCGACGAAACCCAACTCTCCCAATATCTGCAGTAAATCCAACCGAGCCCAAGAATCCGGCACCTGGGCTATTAAACGTATATTGAGTCCCTTGTTTCGTAAAAAACGAATAGCGGTATAGAGTTGCTTCAGTGCGGCATTCTGACTGATTCTAAAGTTACATTCAAATAGTATCGTGATGGAATCGTATTGCTTAATTTCCTTCTTAATGGAATCCAACGTTTCGGTTACATCAAGATACATGTTTTCGTTTTCAACTCTCCATCTGGCTTTATTGACCACGTACCCCAATTGCTCGAAAGATTTGGTATAATGATAATCGCAATCAGCCTCAACGGGAAAAGCTCCGATATGATGCTGATCCTTCCCAGTACCGATAAACGGTGAGAAGATCGTAAAGATACGTTTCACACGCCAGTCCACTTATCAACAAGTAAAAGATTGATGTTCTCCGCAATGGAAATACCCCAATCCCAATTATTCATATACGCTTCATCATACGCTTCCTCGTCTTCTTCGAACGTAACATCGATGAATCCACGTATCTTATAAGCAAACATATCAGCAAAATCTTCAACATCCAACAGATTATCGAGTTGACTTACTTCAATGATCTCTCGTATCATTCGTAGATCAGAAGATCCGTCGATACAATTCTCGATCTCTTCATCGGATAATAGATCATTAATCTTCATAGCTTATCCTATTTAACTTAATCATAACTTATTTGTTTTATTAGTTTTTCTTTATTTTCTTTTGTAATTAACACATTACCAGAAATAGAAATTCTATATTCATCACTGGTAAAAAAGGGATATACACAATGCCATAACTTGGCATCGAATATTACCATAGTACCCTCATATGTTTTGTCTACATGTAAACTACTATTTTTAACTGTATTAAATGTGTTTGCTAATATAAACTCAAAATTTGCTGCAACGTTATAGTTACTATTTTTGGCATGAGATAAATTTCTTTCATTCTCAATATCATATGGAACTTTAACCCAAATTACGTATACCAAATCTTTAGTATGATTATGTACTGGTTGATATTCTCCCTTTCGTTGAAAATTTATCCATGTATCAACAAAATTTAGATTATATTTTTCTGAAAGAAAATTTTCAGAATAGTACATATGAACGTATTGATTACATCCTTGTATTATTATATTCTTTATTTCATTAGGGAAAAGCTCATGGTTAAATGCGTTTTCTTTTTCGATCTGTCCTATTAAATGTTTTTTTAAATCTATTGAAAAATTGTTATTTAGTACATTATCAACTAATTCTTTAAAAGGAATATCTGGTAATTTCGTTATTAGATAACCTATCTTGGTTAGTATTTTTTCTTCGAAAATAACGTTATTCATAATATTTTATCTCTATGTAAATAGACAAAGAAAGCAACGATTATTATTAAGGGTATCATAATGAGTAGAAATGAATCAATTACCATAGTTTAGTTTTTCTTCTCTTTCCCGTATTTAGATTATATGAGTATCTAAATCCAGCAGATTCGTATGATCTGGTAGTAGATGTTTTGCCTGGAGAACTCTTTTTAGAAGAGGTAGTAGTCTTCATTCCTGTCCCCTTATCCGTACGTCTGGTTGTAGTACCGTATTTTCCCATGTTTTTCCCCAGTAAGATTTCTGCGGTATTCTCGAAATAAGAAACGTTAGATATTCTATATATGAGAAATAGCATAGAGATAGCGTAGAGGGAATAGCGACCGAAGGGAGCATATAGACTTGGATAGAGCGGAATAAGCTCGGAATAGAGTGGAATAAGCTCAGGGAAGCATTCATGGTGAAAACTCAGGTTGCGTATAAACCCCACCCTAAAAATATGAGACTCGATTTGGAAACTATAGTCAAAAAACTATATCGAGTCTTTTTTCGCTTACGCTACCGCTTACGCTACCCCTACTACCAGCAGTGTCCCAAGTACGACCAGTAGAAAGCTACATACGTAGCCTATCACCATATCCATTCTGTCCTCAAATCTCATGCTGCTTTCCTCACTTCTTCCTTCATATAAGAACGCTCTATATGCGCTATGCCCTCTAATAGAGACTTTAGCTGCTCTTCACGCTTGGCCTTGGGGAGCTGATACAACGAGGTCTCGATCACAGCGGTCATGACACCGATGATGCGCCAGGGAGTGCTGAACTCGTTACCTGCGTCCATTGCGGACACTGTTGCTTTGCGAATCATGTCTGTCATATCGATGAACTCTTTGCTTTTCATTTCGTTTCCTTTGTTCTTTACCATAACCATAGTCTATATGCTTTTGATATCTGAGTCAAATGAAGGGTTATTAGGCCCACGCACGTTTCTGACACTCTTCCCACGTCTTTGCGACCCACTCTTCAAATTCTTTTGTGGTCATCATGCTAATTCCTCCTGTAGAAAGCGCGGACTCATTTCGTTAAGATCAAGCATGTGAGCAACATCATCAGAGCTCATATAGCCCAGACATGCTCTCAGCAACACTTCCATGTCGACTATGCCATTCTCTACGAGGTCTAGAGCGTAGCTACGGACATCTTGGGATACTTGCATCTTTATTCCTTTGTTCTTTACCATACCGCTATTCTAACACCGTTTGATACCCGAGTCAAATAAAGGGTTATACTAAGTCGACTTGGACATCTACAGTAACACGCTCATTCTTGTGATTGTAGACTCGGACGGGTTTACCTATGCCCATGGGTTTGTCTGTATGGTTGAACTGACCTAAGCCGAGCTCTGTTAGCACATGGCTCACTGCGAGTCGCTGATCTACGAAGGACATACCCTCAAGAGCACCCTGTACTGTGGTGTGAAACGCTACACCGTTGACGATGACTCGAATCTTCTGGCTGTTCTTCAGCCCCACGACTAACCGATTACGCATTTAAGAGCTCCTCGTTACGAAGTAGAATTTCTCTGCCCAGGGCATCTTGCTTTTCGGACAGAGTCCCCCTGTTATCGAACCACTTGATCAGCATCCCTGCTAGGACATTGTCGCGAGGCGAAAGCCTAGCACATATATACGCTAGGTCGGCTATGAGAAGTGCATGATCTAGATTCACGTACACTGGGGTTTTCGTCATCTTTGTTCCTTTCTTCACCATAACCATATACTAACACCTTTTGATACCCGAGTCAAATGACGGGGTATCAACTCCTCACTGACCGACGCTGAAAAGCACTCCGCATCTGCCAACGGCTAACGATCGCACGCCGCATCTGCCAACGGCTAACGATCAGGGTCAATCTGGTGTGGAGGAATCCAGCACTGAGAACTCTGACCAAGCCGTCTATGACCTCTGCAACACCAAACAGGACATTGGCTCTACGACCTGCTGCATGTAGATTACGCTCAATCATGATCTGCTCCTTGCTTCTTTGTTCTTTACCATACCATAATTATATGTTCAAATGGTACCCGAGTCAAATGAAGGGTTACTAAGATTGTCATCTTGTCCCGGGACCAGGCGACAATCTACAGTGTCAGCTCTTGGGGAGCATGGGATACTTTGCCATCGTATAGCAGCTGAAGGCGCTCGCTCTGCGTCAGATAGTCATCATCTACGACCTCCCACCCAGCGATGTATTCTTGACAGAGGGGGTTGTCGATCTCGATCTGAGAGCGAAGTGCCATCACGACATGAGCAACACGATTGAAGTCTC